ACCATTCAAAACCAACGTTATTGTGGGAGAAACAGGAACAGGAAAAACAGTCTTTGCTAAAACAAAAGCTACGAAACCAACATTATTCTGCAGCCATATTGACGACCTCAAATCTTTCAAGCCCAATTTTCACAAATCAATCATCTTCGACGACATGTCATTTTCCCATCTACCAACCACGGCCCAAATCCATTTGGTCGACAGATATGAAACAAGATCAATTCACGTGCGATATGGAGTGGCACGAATTCCTAAAGGAGTTGAACGCTGGATCACCTGCAATTCAATGCCTCTTTCCGAACACCCAGCTATCAGAAGAAGAATAAACTTAATAAATCTTTATTAAACACCAATTGTGTCCTGAGAACTAAGAGTTTCAGTATAATGATAAGTCTTAGTACAAGTCACTTGTACTTGAACACCTCCTGGAATAATTGTTCCAGGAGTAGAGACAGTATCGGTTCTTGGATTATGAAATACCAACATAGCACCTTCAGTGACATTTTGCTTAACCTTCACATTGAGTACATCTTCCATATTTAACACATAATTTCCAGCATCCCGAATTTGAAACGAATATATCTCATTGGGTTGCATAAAAACACGCTTTCTTGACTTAATAAGCCAATATCTTCCAAACGAAGGGGAGTCAAACGGAGTGACCTGATAGTAACTAGCGTCAACAATCGGAGATGGCATATTGCCATTATTTTGTATACTGATAGCTTCATTCCAAACAACCCCTGGATCGGAGTTTGAACCATTATTTTTCCGAGCAATAACGAAATAAATATCCATATAAACACCTTCATCATAGGTATTCTGAATTGTCCAATTCATACAACAGGCACGAAATCTCAACTTCCGGGTACCACTTGCAGTAGTAGGATACCCACCATTTTCCCTTGCAAATATCCAAGGGACATCACCATTACCAGGATCAACATTAGCAGCAAACGTATTAGTATTGTAACCATACATAGTAACACCAGTTACAGCTTGACCATCACTTAAAGCAACAGGATTCACGTTAATTTGCCCAGACGCAGTTATGACACATGTTTTCATTCCTTGAGTCTTATCCATTGTATACAGAACCTTTCCAGTAAGACGCTTAGCAGCACGACGAACACGACGAGGAGCACGCTTCCGACGATATAGAGTAGTAACATCTCTTTGCTCACTGAGTGAACCAACAACTTTAGCTTTAGCTGAGTTTGAACTCCCTCCCCTTCTATAATTATTATACATCTTCCTTATCCCTCTTCCAACCATTTGACCGGCTCTAGCAGCCATACGATACTGTCCAGGAGAATATCTTCCTAGTAAACGAGCACTTCTTCTTAATTGCATTAAAGCCATTAGCACAGCCCCCCTGTAATATTAAAGGGGGGCTTAAATACTTGAGGAAATCCTCAAATCCTCACATATAAAAGAAGTTTACCCCCGGTAAGGAAACCGAAGGACCCCTACCCTAACTTCCTAATACCCTAACTTCCTAATACCCCTGTCATCTCTTATCACGGATCAATCTTCCCGCCTAAAATTTTCTATAAATAGGGACAGAATTTTCACAAAATCATGTCCTTCAGAGTACAATCTAAAGAGTTCTCTTTGACCTATCCCCAGTGTACTGTTATTAAAGAAGACTTATTGAATCATTTAAAACAAGAACGAAATTCCATTTACGTCTGTGTTGCTAAAGAACTACACGAAGATGGACAACCGCACCTTCATGCCCATATCATCTATAACAAACGCAAAGACATTAAAAACGCCAAATATTTTGATATACAAGGATTTCACTGCAACATACAGGCAACAGAGAATAGCGAAGCATGGAACAAATATGTCAAGGAAGAAGGTGACTTCATTGAACATGGTGAAAGGGAAGTTATCTTTAACCTTTACGAACAAGCTAGGAATGGGAATCACGATGAATTCTTCGAATCAGCAAGAGCTAATAAGATATGCTTCCAATACGCAATGGAAGCGTGGAGAACAGCCAATCAAGTTGATACCACAATTAATGACACAGACATTATCGATGGATCCTACAATGAATTTCTCAACTGGTACAAATATGATGAACCATTCAAAACCAACGTTATTGTGGGAGAAACAGGAACAGGAAAAACAGTCTTTGCTAAAACAAAAGCTACGAAACCAACATTATTCTGCAGCCATATTGACGACCTCAAATCTTTCAAG